GTTCTACGGCGGCGGCAGCGGCGTCCAGCTCAACTCGACCATCGCCGCCAACATCTACAACTCGGTGGCGACTGGATGCGTCAATGGTTTTAACCCCGGCAGCAGCACGCTAGCTGTCCTCAAAAACTGCGTCGCCTACAACAACACGACCAACTACAGCGGCACGTTCAGCGCGTCCTCCACAAACAACGCCACCAGCAGCGCGAGCGACGATGCGCCCGGCCCCGGCAGCGTGGTCGGCATCACATCGGCGGATTTCGTCAATGCAGCCAGCAACGATTTTCACCTCGCGGCAGGCTCCGCGCTGATCGGGGCGGGCGTCAACCTGTACGCGGATTTCCAGGCCGATGTTGATGGCGACGCATGGCCGAGTTCCGGCGCGTGGGATATTGGGTTTGATTATTATGTTTCGGCAGGCGGCACCAGCACGGTAACAAGCGACCTAGCCGACAGTTACGCGCTGCGCTCCGACGTATCAGGCGACCTCGCCGATTCGTACCTTCTACGTGCTGACATCGCATCCGATCTGGCCGACAGCTACAACCTGCGCGCCGACGTATCGGGCGACCTCGGCGACAGCTACCTGCTCAGGGCGGGCGCTTCCGCCGACCTCGGCGATTCCTACGACCTGCGCGGCGACGTCAGCAACGACCTCGGCGATTCCTACCTGCTGCGCAACACCACCGCCAGCGACCTCGCCGACAGCTACGCGGTCGACAACGCCTCCAGCGTGGCGAGCGAGCTTGCCGACAGCTATCTGGTGCGCGCCGGCGTGGCCGGCGATCTGGCGGATGCCTACGCGCTGCGCGCTGGCGTCGTTAGCGACCTGGGCGACGCCTATGTCATCGACAGCGCCTCCGGCGTGGGCAGCAGCCTCGCCGACAGCTATGACATCCGCGCGGCGGTCGTGGGCGATCTGCCCGACAGCTACGCGGTGCGCGCCAACGTCAGCGGCGACCTGTCCGAAGAGTATTACCTGCTCACCAGTGTCGACAACAACCTCGCGGATAGATACCTGCTGCGGAACTATGTTGCCGGCGACTTGGGCGATTCTTATCTGTTGGATGGCGTAGCCGCTGCTGTGCTCTCCGCTCCGCGCACCACCTACAGCAACACTCAAACTGCAACCCGCCGCAACGCACAAACCGCACGGAGACCGCGCGCATGACCACACGCCTCATCAGCACCGGCACCGAGCCCGTGACCGCAGCCGAAGTCAAGACTTTGATCGCGCTCGACGGCACCGACCACGATGCGCGCATCGCGCTGCTGATCCCGGCGCTGCGCCAGCAGGCCGAGCAGATCACGGGGCGCAGCTTCGCCGTCAACACCTGGCAGGCCAAGCTCGACGACTTCCCCGACGAGATACGGCTGCTGTGGCCACCGCTTGTCAGCGTCACCTCGATCACCTACGTCGACATCAACGGCGAAACGCAGACGCTCGACTCGGCCGACTACTCGGTCGACAGCCACAGCGAGCCCGCCTGGGTGCTGCCAGCCGCCGGTACCGACTGGCCCAGCACCTACGATAGCGCCAACGCCGTCACCGTCAACTACACGGCAGGCGAGGGCGCCAGCACGGCGGATGAAGTCAAGCTCTGGATCGCTGCCCGCATCCGTGCCGAGATCGATGGGGTGGAAACTCCTGCATATCTGGATGGGTTACTTGACCGCCTGAAAGTCTATTGATGGCCTGCAAATACCAAACACCGACGTTCAACCGGCGTGTCGACGTGCAGTCGCCCGCCGGCAGCCGCGACGCCTACGGCGAGCGCACCACCACCTGGACCACCGTCGACACGGTATGGGCCGCCATCATGCCGCTCGGCGCGCGCGAGCTGCTCGCCGCCGGCGCGCTGCACGGCGAGCTCACCCACCGCGTGCAGGTGCGCTACACCGCCGCCATCGCCGCCGCCGACAGCAGCTGGCGCCTGCTTTACGGCAGCCGCGTGCTAGTGCTCACCGGCCCACCGCGCAACATCAACGAAGGCAATCGCATCATCGAATTTCTGTGTGCTGAAGGGGTCGTCGAGGAATGAGCATCCACACCGAGATTGTCAGCGCTCTGTCCGCGGTCGCCGGCGGGCGCATCTACCCGCAGATCGCCCCCGCCGAGGCCACCTATCCGCTGGTGAACTACCGCGTGCTGAACAAAGCGCCCACCACGACCATCCACGGCACCGTGCTCGCCACCGACTACCAGATTGTGTTCGAGTGCTGGGGCAGGACCTACGCCAGCGCGCTGTCCACCGCCGCCGCCGTGCGCGCCGCAGTCGTCGCCAGCGCGCTCGACTACAGCTACATCGACGAGCCAGGCGAAGAGTTCGACGCCGGCGCCGACAGCTTCATGGAGCCGGTCTACTTCAGCTTCCTCGACCAGTAAGATCAACCAGTAACGGGCACCCGCCCAAACAAGCCGCCAACAGGCGGTTTTTTTTCGTCTGCCGCCTTCGGGCGGTTTTTATTTCCTGAAAGGAAGCATCATGGCAACAGTTCGTAAATGGTCAGGCGTGGCGGTTGCCATGCAATCCGCACTGGGCACCGCCAAAACGATTACCGCTATCGCCAAAGGCACCACCGCAACGGTGACGGCCACGCACGATTTCGTGGCCGGCGACTACGTAGTTTTCAACGTGCAGGGCATGTTCCAGCTCGACGGTCGCGTGTTCCGGGTTTTGTCCGTATCCACTACGGTCAGCTTCGTGATCGAGGGTACGGGTGGTGCATCGCTCGACACCACAAGCTTCGATACCTTCACGTCCGGCACCTGCAACAAGGTTACGTTCGGCACGTCGATCACCAGTGCAACCAGCATGTCTGCCAGCGGCGGCGACTTCGATTTCATCGACACCACCACAATCCACACCAACGTCAAGTCCCAGGTGCCCGGCTCGGCAAATCCGCTGTCCTACTCGTTCGACAACATCTGGGACTCAACCGACGCCGGCCAGATCGCGATGAAGTCCGCGTCCGATGCGCAGGCCGAGCGCGCGTTCAAGTTCACGTTTGGCACCGGCGGCCCGATCATGGTGTTCAACGGCTATGTCGGCTTCACCGGCGCCCCCACCGGCAGCGCGCAGGACAAGATCGTCACCCCTGCGGTGATCACGGCGTTCGGCCAGCCTGCCTACTACGCGAGCTGATGATCCATGGGCCTGGCCGAAAAAATCCGTAAATCGCGCGAGTCCACCGTCGACATTGACGGAAAAGCGTGGGCGATCCGGCGCCCCACCGACGAGGAGGCCGCGCAAATCAGCGCCAACGGCGACGGCTTGCTGGCCATCGTCAAGCGCTTCGTCATCGGATGGCCGCTCACCGAGCTGGATCTGGTGCCGGGTGGCACCGGCGTCGCCGTCCCGTTCGACAGCGAAGTTTTCGGCGAATGGGTCGCCGACCAGCCCGACCTGTGGACACCGCTTGGCATGGCCGTGCTCGACGCCTACAAGCGCCACGCCGACAAGCGTGACGCAGCGGTAAAAAACTGATCGCCTGGCTGGAGCGGTCGCAAAACCCGCTTCCGCCAGGCACCCAACAAGACACCACCGCATGGTGGCACCACTGCTGGCGCCCCGGTCAATCCATGGCGCTGCGCATCTGGAACGAAGCCCGCGGCCTCGACTGGCAGGCGCTCCCGCTGCTGATCGACATGCACGGCATCACCGACATCGACACCCTGATCGCCGAACTGGTGGCGATCCGAGAATTTCTGGAAGAACGCAACACTTAAAACCATGGCTGAAAAAATCGAAGGCCTCGGCGAAGTGCGTGACGCGCTCATCAACGTGCCCGTCGATCTACGCCGCAAGGTGATGATGAGCCTGCTGCGCAAGGCCGCGCAGCCCATCGTGCGCGCCGCCAAGGCCAACGCGCCAGTGGCGAAAAGGGCCACCAAGCGCGTGGTGCCAGGGCTCATCCGCAGAACCATGGGCGTGGCGCGCAGCAAGATCAACAACGGCCAGCGCGGCGTATTCGGCGTGTTCATCAGGCCGATCAAGCCGGCTGGCGTCAAGCGCATCAGCCGCCAGGCACGGCGCGCCGGTGCTGCCGGCCCCAACTTCGGCGACCCGTTCTACTACGCATTCCAGGAGGCCGGCTTCCATGCTGTAGGCCGCCGCAAGGCAGGCGGCGGCAGGAAGGCGCGCGCCGAGCGCGTCAAGGCATCCGGCGCGCGCTTCATCCCCGGGCTCAAGTTCATGGGCCGCGCCTTCGAGTCGCAGCGCAATGCCGCCGTAGGTATCTTCCGCACAGACGTAGTAGAAAAAATCGTCGAGTCATTCAATAAAAGGACGGAACGTTAATGGCAAACGCAGCGATCACCATCGACCTGAATGCCAAGATCGCCAATTTCGAGACCGAGCTTAAGCGCGCCACCGGCACGCTCGACAGCTTCGAGAAAAAAGGCAGCGCCGCCCTGGCCACGTTCAAGAGCTTCGGTGCCGGCCTCGTTGGCGCGCTGAGCGTTGGCGCGATCACGTCGTTTGCCAAGGCGGGCATCGACGCGGCCGATGCGCTCAACGACATGAGCCAGCGCCTCGGCGTCTCGGTCAAGGACCTGGCCAGCTTCAAACTCGCCGCCGAGCAGAGCGGCACCAGCCTCGACGGCGTCGGCGCGGGGATCGCCCGCCTCACGCGCTCGATCGGAGAGGCCGAGGGCGGCAACAAGAAACTCGCCGCCGCGCTAGGCGCGCTCGGCATCACCGCGCGCGACCCGAAGGAAGCGTTCTTCCAGCTGGCCGACGCGGTCGAGCGCATCCAGGACCCATCCGAACGCGCCGCGCTGCTGAGCCAGGTGCTTGGCAAGAGCTACCAGGACCTGATCCCGCTGCTGGTCCAGGGCGGCGCCGCGCTGCGCGAGTCGGCGCGGCAGTCGGAGACGTTCGCCGATGCGATGGCGCGGCTGGCGCCGCAGGCTGACCAGTTCAACGACCAGCTCGCGCTGCTGAAAAACAACGTGGCAGGCCTCGCCGCCACCGTTCTCAGCAAACTGGTGCCCTCGTTCAATGAATGGATCGCGGTGGGGCAGGAAGTCGTCAAGACCGGAAGCCTGCTCGACAAGGTTCGATTCTTTGCCCTGGGCAATGCGTCGGATGAGATGGTCGGCCGCGTCCGCAAGATGGCGGCAGAATCGGCGGCGGCTGCTAAAAAAGCGCGCGAGGCGATCGGCAAGATCGACGCGCCGATCGCCCGCGCCCAGCCGGCCAGGAAAACCCGGGCGGTCGCCCGCGTTGCATCCGACCCCCTCGCCGGCCTGCTCGGGCAGACCGACATCGGCCGGATGGCCGCCTTCGACAAACAGGTGGCCCTGCTCAACGCGCGCTTTGATGGCGGGCGCAAGAACACCGAGCTCTACGAGCAGGCCATGACCAAGCTGGTGGAGACCTCGTTTGCAGACAACTTCAAGCAGTTCGCCGACGACCAGGAATTCATGAATCTGGTCATGCAGGACGGACAGGACACCATCAACGAAACGAACCGCAGCACCGAGGAATGGAAGGCAACCGTCGCCGCCACCAGCAAGGAGCTCCTCTACATGGTCAACCCGACGGCGCGTCTGGTCGACCAGCTTGAGGAACTGGACAAGTTCGACGGTTTCATGGATCCGGAACTGCTGGACGAAGCCAGGCTGGAGATCAACGCGCAGATCGATTCGGTGAACGGGCTCGGCAAGGAAATCGACAAGACCAAATCGTTCGGCGAGGAATTCGGCCTCACCATGAAGAGCGCCTTCGAGGATGCGGTCATCGAGGGCAAGGATTTACGCGACGTGCTCGGCGGGGTCGCATCCGACCTGCAGCGCATCGTCCTGCGCAAGACCATCACCGAGCCGCTCGGCAATGCGTTTTCCGGTCTGCTCGACGGAATCGATTTCGGCTCCCTGTTCGGCTTCGCGAACGGCGGCATCATGACCGGAGCCGGCCCGCTTCCGCTCAATACTTACGCTACAGGCGGCATTGCCTCCAGCCCGCAGTTCGCGCTGTTCGGCGAGGGCCGAATGAACGAGGCCTTCGTCCCGCTGCCGGACGGCCGCAGCATTCCTGTGACCATGAGCGGCGGCGGCGGTCAGGTCATCCTGCAGCAGACCATCCAGATCGACGCGCGCGGCGCCGACAGCGGCGTCGAGGCGCGCATCCGCCAGGCTGCGGCGGACGGCGCGCGCCAGGGCTACTCGATGGTGGTGGATGACCTCTCGCGCGGCGGCCCGGTCGCGCGCCTGGTGGGGCGCGCCTGATGCCCACGCTCGCGCTGCCCGCACCGCTGCTCAAGCCGGCCACCGTCGACTGGCGGCTCGTCTCAAACTCGCAGCAGTTCACATCGCCGCTTTCGGGGGCCACCCAGACGCTCGCGCTGCCTGGCCAGCGCTGGGAGTTCACCTTTACCTACCCGATGATCGCGCGCGACGACGCCGACCTGGTGATGGTGTTCCTCGCGCAGCTGCGCGGCATGGCCGGGCGGTTCAAGGCCGGCAATCCGGCGCGCCGTGTCCCGCGCGGCGCGGCGGGTGGCGCGCCGGTGGTGGCCGGTGCCGGGCAGACCGGCATTTCGCTCAACACCTCGGGCTGGCCAGTTTCCACGCTGGTGCTGAAGGCGGGCGATTTTTTCGAGGTCAACGGCGAGCTCAAGCTCGTTACCGCCGACGTGACCAGCAGCGGCACTGGCACCGCGGCCGTGGCGTTCGAGCCGCCACTGCGCGCCAGTCCTGCCGATGCAGCGGCCATCGTCACCAGCGATCCAGGCGCAACCTTCCGCCTGGCCGAGGACAAGCAGTCGCTGCGCTTCGAATCGTTCTACAAGCGCGCGTTCACGCTGGAAGGCGTGGAGGTGTTCGCGTGAGCAAGACCGTCACCACCGCGATCCGCGATGCCATCAACGCCGGCCACGCCACCTTCATGGTGCTGGTCGAGCTGGATTTCCAGTCCGGCTTCGTGCGCGTCTGCAACGCCAACATCACCGTCGGGTGGGACAGCAAGACCTGGCTCGGCCTCGGCGACCTCGGCCAGATTTCCGCGCTGGCGGAGACCACCGACCTTGAGGCCAAGGGCATCACCATGCAGCTCTCCGGCATCCCTACCGCGATGGTGTCGACCGCGCTGGGCGAGCACTACCAGGGGCGCTCGGTCAAGGTATGGGTGGCGCCGGTCGACCCGGACGACCAGCAGCCCATCGTCGACCCGGTGCTGGTGTTCTCCGGCCGCGGCGACACCATGAGCATCGAGCTGGGCGCCACCGCCACCATCACCTACACCGCCGAATCCCGCT